AGGGACAAGTAGCCGCTTGGCTAGGTGATTTAATTAAACGCCCAGATGGTGAGCCAAAGTTAATTAAAGTTAAAGAAGACGCTAAGGAGGATTTTGCATGAGTTCATGGCTAATAGGTGCAATGGGTGTGGTTTACGCTATTGTGGCAATTGATCAGTTTATTAAAGGCGGTGTGGGCCAAGGTATTATGTTTATGGGGTATGCAATAGGTAACGTGGGGTTAGTAATTATAGCTAAATAAGGAAATCACATGCTGGTAGTTTGCTACGGAGAAGAGTTTGAAATTCCGGATTTGTTAATTGACCAGTTTTTAAAAAAATTTGATGGTCTGCCGGGGGGTAAAAACCGAGAAGGTGTTTTACAACTTCGCAGTTCAATTGATGAAATACTGGATATTGTGTCAGAAGATCCGGAAATATTGTTTGAAAAAGAGTACCTTAATGATTTTATTAGGGCTCTTGCAATGAAGCAAGCAATGGGAGAGTTAGGTATTTTGTATGACTCTTAACTTTTTTTACATTGTGAAATAAAAAAGTAGTAAAAGTTTGCATTAGTATGTGTACGGGTAGACAGGCCAGCCCCGATTGAAGTCTGGTCTTTATGTTAAAAAGGTAATAATCATCATGGCATCAAAATCACTCAAGACCAAGTTTGTAACTGGCAAGGTTCGTTTCTCTTACGCTAACGTTTTTACTCCAGGTGAGACACCAAACGGTACTTTAAAGTATTCAGTTTCAATCTTGATCCCTAAGTCTGACAAAGAAACAGTTGATCGTTTTAAGAAAGCATTTGAAGAGACTAAGACAGCTAACGCAGCGGTATGGGGTGGCTCAGTTCCTAAGATATTAAAAGGTGGTTTACGCGATGGCGATGCGGAGAAGGATGATGCAGCATACGCAGGTCATTATTTTATTAACGCCAGCTCCAACGAAAAGCCAGGTATTGTTGATGCAGATTTAAACCCAATCATTGACACAAGCGAGTTTTACAGTGGTTGCTATGGTCGTGCCTCAATCACATTGTATCCGTACGATACAAGCGGTTCTAAGGGCATTGCCGCAGGTTTGAACAACGTTCAGAAGTTGGCAGACGGTGAAAAGTTTGGTGGAACAACATCCGCAGCAGCAGACTTTGCAGTCTAATTTATGTATCACCCAGTAAATGGGTCGGGGTGGCGTAGAAACTGCGTCACCCCTTTTTTACTTGTATAACATAGAGAATAAAAAAATGGATCAGTACCAAGAATATATTGCCGCTAGTCGTTATGCTAGATACCAAGATAGTAAAGGTCGTCGCGAAACATGGGAAGAGACAGTACAACGTTTTGTAGACTATATTTTTAGTCGTACCCCAGCAATTACCGCAAATAGTGCGTTGAAAGACGAGCTATTCTCTGCAATTAAAAACCTAGAACTTATGCCGTCCATGCGCGCCATGATGACGGCAGGAAAGAGTGCCGATCGTGATAACACATGTGTATACAATTGTTCGTACTTGCCTGTTGACGATGTTAAGTCGTTTGATGAGGCGATGTTTATTTTGCTCTGCGGAACGGGCGTCGGCTTTAGCGTTGAATCTAAATATATTAATCAACTGCCCGAAGTGCCGGAAAAGTTATTTAATAGCGGGGGGACAATCAACGTGCACGATTCTAAGGAGGGATGGGCCAAGTCACTGCGTCTTCTCATCGCACACCTCTACGCCGGGGAAATTCCCCAGTGGGATGTATCAGCCGTTAGAGCTGCCGGAGCACGACTCAAAACATTTGGTGGAAGAGCTTCCGGGCCGCAACCACTGATTGACTTGTTTGAGTTTACTGTAGCTACATTTAAAAACGCCAAGGGTCGTCGTTTGCATTCGCTAGAATGCCACGACTTGATGTGTAAAATTGGTGAGGTGGTTGTAGTCGGCGGCGTGCGCCGCTCTGCAATGATCTCTTTATCTGACCTTGATGATGAAAGGATTCGACATGCTAAAGCTGGTCCGTGGTGGGATACTGCACCTCACCGTGCGCTCGCCAACAATAGCGCGGTTTATAACAAGACACCTACCGTTGGAAAGTTTATGGAGGAATG